CATTAACTTTTTCGCGAATGGTACTTTAGCCACTAATGAAATTATGCGTTTAACTTCTGGTGCCAACGTTGGTATCGGTAATACAAATCCTAATGCTCGCCTTCAGGTAACTGGTACTGCAAATGTCGATGGTATATTCAACGTCGGTGGCGCAGCTACTTTAGCTAACACTATTGCTGTAACAGGTAATGCTACTTTCAGTAATCAAACAATACATACAGGCAATGTTTCATTTAGTAATCAAATTACAGTTACTGGTAATGCTACATTTAATAATACTGTTTCAATTGTTGGTGCGACTACGCATTCAAATACTATTAATGTTGTTGGCGCAACTAATTTACAATCATCTGCTAACGTCGGTAGTACATTAGGTGTTGTTGGTGCAGCTACTTTATCGAGCACACTTGTTGTAAATGGTGCTGTTACTATTGCTAATACACTAGCTGTGACAAATGCTGCTACTCTTTCAAATACAATTTCAGTAACTGGTGCGGCTACTTTAAGTAATACGATTGCAGCAACGGGCGCAGCTACTCTTTCAAATACAATTGCAGTTACTGGTGCAGCTACTCTTTCAAATACAATTATCGTTACTGGAGCTGCTAACCTTCAATCAACATTAGGTGTTCAAGGTGCAGCTAATTTATTCAGTACGCTTGGTTTAACTGGCGCTGCTACTTTTGCAAATACTATTTCTGTTACAGGCGCAGCTACTCTTTCAAATACTTTAGCAGTAACAAATTCTGCTACGTTTGGTAATACTGTAACGATATCTGGCCTTACGACTGTTAATAGTGTTTCTATCGGCAATGCTGCAACAGTTACTGGTATTGCTACGTTTAATAGCAATGCCGCATTTAATGGTTCTGTTACTGCAGCCAATATCGCGCTTGGTTCATACGGTACAACTAATGGTGTTTATGTCAATACTACTATTATTTCAATCGGTAACTCCACATCAAATACAACAATTCTTAATGGTAACGTATATGCAAATTCGGTAACGACATATAATCTTAATGTTACTGGTACTATAATTGGTGGTTTTTCTGCTGTCGGTAGCATTATACCTTCACCAAATAATTCTCTGGTTATCGGTAATGCTTCAAATACATTCGCGAATGCTTATATTGTAAATCTTTATTCGAGTTTCGTTAGTACAACTAATGTTACTGCAACTCAAGCTAATATTACTAATATCGGTGTTTCAGGTTTAATTACTGGTCAGTTAAATGCCAATGTTAACATTATAGCAGCTGGAACCAATAGTTCAATTTCTATCGGCACTTCAAGCAATACATTTAATTCTGTTTATGTTACTAACGTATATACTAATGCTATTACTTCTCAGAGCGGTTCATTAATTCTTAATGCGAATACTGTAGTTGACGGTTCGTTAAGTTTAAATACTAATACTTCAACAAATACAGCATTCCTTATTGCTAACACTTATCAGTTTACAAATACAACAGCACAAATAACTGATAGCTTTCCTGTTGCAACTTATAGAACTGCTGAGTATACTATTCAAGTTGTTGATAATACATCGCCTTCTTTTGGTTATCAAATGAGCAAACTTCTTCTTGTTCAAGACGGTACTAACGCATATATTACTGAATATGGTCAAATTTATAGCAATACAGCATTAGGTGCAGTTGCTACATTTACAGCCAATATATCAGCTGGTGTAGTTCGCCTTTATGGCACAGCAACTGTTGGTAGTGCATCTACTTCAAACGTCGTAGCAAAAATACTAAGAACAACATTCACGGTGTAATATGGCAGTAAAAGCTAACATAACAATGGATCAAGGTACTACTTTTAGTACTCAAATTACATTAACAGATGCAAATAATAATCCATTAAATCTTACTGGTTATACTGGTGAGTCGCAAATGCGTAAATGGTATACTTCAAATACTGCTACCAATTTTAATATTGCTTTAGCAAATGGTGTAATAACATTATCAATGAACGCAGCCACCACAGCAAGTATTACTGATGGCCGTTATGTTTATGATGTTAAACTTACAGATGCATCAGGAAACGTAACTAGAATTGTTGAAGGTCAAGTTACCGTTACTCCAGAGGTATCTATGTAATGACTATGGTGTTAGTTTCTGAAACACCTGTTATTATAGCAAATGTAGTAGCTACTGTAAATGTAATTTCAGCTAACGTAACATCATTAACATCATACGCCGTAAACACAGCAGTTAATGCAATAACACTTTATAATAATGGGAACGCGAATATATATTTCGTCACAGGTGTTTAATTATAAATATAAAAAACTATCTGAGGGAGATTGAACCAGATGACCGATAATATATTCAGAATTAAAAATGGCCTACAGGTCAACAATAATTTAATTTTCGCCAACAATGGTCAGGTTGGTATTAACAACATTTCCCCCGATGCAAATTTAACAGTTACTGGCACTGCGAACATACAGGGCGCATTTGCTGTAACTGGCACTTCATCGCTTGGTGGTAACGTAGTTGTAACAGGCCAAACAATAACTGTTACTTCTGCTAATTTAACTGCCAATGTCGTTACTATTGTTAACACTGGTGTTTTAACTGTCGGTAACTCAACTGTAAATACCCAAACTAATTCGACTCACTTTTTCAGCGGTAACTCGACTTATTACGGATATGGCAATTCAACAGCAGATGTTATTGTAAATCCAACAGGTAATATTGTCGTAAATCCTACGTATCTTGCAATCAGTAATTCTAGTGTTGCTAACGTATTCGTTGCAAATTTATCAGGTGTTTATACTACTGGCGTTGTTAATGGCTCAGCCATTCAAGTAGGCTCATCAGATGTAATTAATTCTACAGGTATCTATACCGTTGGTGTTGTTAATGCCACATCATTTACAGCTGCTAGTCTTTCAGTAAGTAATGCTGGCATTACAATAACTGGTAATACTAGTGTACCAACAGTTACAGTAGCCAATAATGGTTTAATTACTATTGGTAATAACAGCACAACACAAATTACCGCAGGTTTAAACTTAGCTAATTCTACTGGTAACGTAACAATATCTCCAGTATCATTAGCAGTTCAAAATTCTACTTCTGCTGTAACTTCGCTTACTCTTACAGGTATCGCTACTGCTAATTTATCTGTGGCTAATGCTGCTACTTTCAGTAATACTGTTGCTGTTACTGGTGCTGCTACTTTATCAAATACCCTTTCGGTTACAGGTCAAACTAATACTGGTACTCTTTATGTTACAACTTCAGCAAATGTAGGAACTGCAGTAGTAGCAAATGCTACAGGTATCTATACTACTGGTGTTGTGAATGGTGCGTCAATTCAAGTTGGTTCAACTGATGTAATTAATGCTACTGGCATTTATACTACTGGTGTTGTTAATGCTACTTCGCATACAGCAGGTGCGATCGGTGCAGGCGCTGGAGGTTTGGTTGCCAATACGACTGCTGTTTTTGTCGGTAATAATACTGTTAATGCTCAAATTAATACTACTGCTCTTTATATTGGCGGTAACGTAATTGCAAATAGCACTGGTGCTAATAATGCATTTAATTTAAATAACATTGCTGCTGCATCTTACCAGTTAAATTCAACTCTTTCTGCTAACGTAGCCACAATGACTGCTAATAATTCTACTAATCTCGGTGGTGTTGCTGCTTCATTGTACCAATTAAATAGCACATTATCTGCTAACGTAGCTACTTTAACTGCTAACAATTCTACTAACCTCAACGGCGTTGCAGGATCGTTGTACCAATTAAATAGCACATTATCTGCTAACGTAGCCACAATGACTGCCAATAATTCGAATTATCTTGGTGGTACAGCTGCTGCATCTTATCAGTTAAATTCAACTCTTTCTGCTAACGTAGCTACTTTAACTTCTAACAATGCTACTAATCTTAATGGTCAAGCTGCTAGTTATTATTTAAATTATAATAATTTATCTAATAAACCTGTTTTTAGCACAGGGCTAACTAATACTGCTGGTACTATTACAGTTAATGCTGCATATATTGCTACATTAGCTTCAAATTATAATGGTTCAATTAGGGGGCCACAAGTTATAACAACTAATGGAACTTATACTACTCCATCAAATTGTAATAAAATTTTAATTTGGGGTTGGGGCGCAGGTGGTGGTGGTGCTGCTCAAAGAGCTGGCGGTCAAGATGGCAGCGCTACTGGCGGTGGCGGCGGTGCATTTATCCAAAAACTAGCAATAGTTTCACCATCTACAGGTTATACAGTAAATGTAGGTACTGGTGGTGCAGGACTTAGTGTTGCAGGTACTGCAGGTTCAGGTGGTGCTACAAGTATTACTATCGGTGGCACTACTTATACTGCAGGTGGCGGCGGTGGTGGTTTTCAAGGCTATAGTCCTGCAATTGGTGGTGGTGGTGGCACTGGTACAAATGCTGATTTAACAATTACTGGTGGTAACAGCAGTGCTGGTGGTTCGGGCGGAACTGGCGGAAATCCTGCAAATAATACTATTGGATTTGTTTATAGTTTAGGTGGCACTGGTGGCGCTGCAGTTAGCTCAGGTACTGCTGGATCTGGTTCATATCCAGGAGGTGGTGGCGGACCAGTTTTAGCTGGTGGTTCAGGCACTGGCGGTAATGGTGCGAACGGCGCATTGGTTATTTTAGAATACACTTCTGCTTTCGGTCTATAATTTTAATAATATAGGAAATTAAAAAATGGCAGTTCCACAATCTAGAGCAGATTTTATTGAATATTGCTTACGCAAGCTCGGTAAACCTGTAATCGAGATTAACGTCGATGATGATCAAGTAAATGATCGTGTCGACGAAGCAATCCGTTGGTGGTGGGATTATCACTTCGATGGTGCTGATAAAACATATTACAAATACAGAGTAACACAAAACGATATCATCAATCGTTATGTTACAATGCCTGATAATATTATTGGCGCTGTTAATATTTTCCCAATCGGCCAAGCTCTTAATACTAATAATATGTTCAATATCCGTTATCAAATTGCATTAAACGATTTGTACACGCTTACATCTGTTTCTATGGTTCCATATTACATGGCATTACAGCATGTTCAATTCCTTGAGCAAATGCTTGTTGGTCAACAGCCTCTACGTTATAACCGTCATATGAATCAAGTTTTCATTGATATGGATTGGACAATTGTTAACGTAGGCGATTACCTTATTATCGAAGCATATCAAGTTGTTGACCCAGATACATACACTCGCGCATGGGGTGATCGTTGGTTAGCTCGTTATGCTGAAGCATTAATCAAACAACAATGGGGTACTAACATTAAGAAGTATCAAGGAATGCAACTTCCTGGAGGTATGACTTTTAATGGCCAGCAAATATATGATGAAGCTACTCAGGAACGTAGAGAACTAGAACAGGAAATGATTACTAATTACACAATTCCTGTTTCTGATATGATCGGCTAATTTCATGGCAGGTAGCACAAATTTTTTCTTTAATAATTTTAATAACTCTCAAGAACAAAATCTTCTTGAAAGCCTTATTATAGAAGCAATTTCTATATACGGCGAGCAGATGTATTTTATTCCAAGAAATATTAATAATTTCGATCAACTTTATACAGCTGACGATCAGTCATCATATACCCAAACATATGCAGTTCCTATCTACATTGAAAATATTAATGGGTTTACTGGTGATGGTAATTTTATGTCAAAATTTGGCCTTGAAATTCGCGACCAAGTTACGTTTTCTATTGCCCAACGTGTTTTCTCTGAAGAAGTTGGTGTTTATACTAAATTAATAAGACCACGTGAAGGCGACCTTTTATATTTCCCATTAAACAATAAATGTTTCCAAATTAAATTCGTTGATAAATTCGAAATGTTTTATCAGCTTGGTAAACTTTATACATGGAAAATGACTTGTGAGTTGTTCGAATATTCAGATGAAATATTCAACACTGGCATTCCAGCTATTGATTCTATGCAACAAAATCTCAGTACCAATATTCTTGATTACAGCGTTATGGATGAACAAGGAAACTGGCTTACTGATGAAGACGATAATTATCTAGTTATGGAACAATATAATCTTAATACTATTCTTCCTGGAACTGATAATGAATATCTAGCTAATACTTCTGCTGGATTTATCGATTTTAGTGAAGTTGACCCATTCAGTGAAGGCACTTATTAATGTTTCGTCAAACTTTTTATTTTAGTTTAATAAGAAAATATGTAACTCTTTTCGGTACGTTATTTGACGACATTGCTATTGAGAGAACAGACAGTGCTGGTAATGAAACAGCTTTTATTAAAGTTCCAATTACATATGGTCCAAAAGAAAAAATGTTGGCCCGTTCTTTACAAGATCCATCTATTCAACGACAGTCAGCAACTCCAACAATGCCTTTTATGGCATTTGAGATGACTAACATAACATATGATTCTACAAGAAAACTAAATACTGTTAACAAGTATGCTGCCGCTAGCAATACAACTACCAGTTCTTTAATTTATCAATATACTCCAGTTCCATACAATATTGGTTTTCGTCTTTATATTATGGTTAAAAATACTGAAGATGCAACTAAAATTATTGAACAAATTCTTCCTTTTTTTACACCAGATTGGACAACGACAGTTCGTCTTATTCCAGAAATGAATGTCGAACATGATATACCAGTTATTCTTGGTACAGTTCAACAGGAAGATACATATACTGGTGACTTCAAAGAAAGACAGGCTTTAACTTGGACTCTTGATTTTACAATGAAATCATACCTATATGGTCCAGTAAAATCTGGTGCTATTATTCTTTTCGCAAACACGGTTCTTTATTCAC